TTTACAACTGTAGAGGTCGATCCAGCAACGGACGAATATTGTGTTAAAATACCTGAGTGGATCATCAATGAAATGGGGTGGTACGAGGGCACAGAAATTCAATGGATTGTAGACGGCGACGAAATTTTCTTAAGGGAGGTATAAGATGGTCAAAGTAACAGCAGACAAGATGTATCACATATATGCAAAGGATGTATGTTTATATTCTGGATTAGACAAGGAGGAGTTTGAAAAAACTTGGACGGAAGTGAAGGGTATGGTAGGTCTTATGAAAACTGAGTACACGGTTGAGGACTTGACATATGAGGAACTCAATTATTCAAGATCGACAATGATCGACTCATCACATTAATTGACTTTCCACTATATAAGTGGTATGATACTGAAGTACAAATTATTCGATTATGGCAAAAGGATTCACTGTAAAAGCAAAAGCCCCCACACCTAAAAAATCTACAGAGGAGTGGGATTATAATTTGGCAAGAGAGATGATCAAAGGTAAGACAGTAGTATTCTGTCTACCAGGGAGGGGAGTTTCATATACGTATCTAAAGAATTTCGTACAACTGTGTTTTGATCTTGTACAAGCAGGTGCAAGCATTCAGATTTCACAGGACTACAGTTCCATGGTGAATTTTGCACGTTGTAAGTGTTTAGGTGCAAATGTACTACGAGGACCCGACCAGAAACCATGGGACGGTAAGTTACAATATGATTACCAACTATGGATTGATAGTGACATTGTGTTTAACACACAGAAGTTCTGGCAGATTTTACTACTAGACAAAGATATTGCTGCTGGATGGTATGCAACAGAAGACGGTCAAACAACATCCGTTGCACACTGGTTAGAGGAGGACGACTTCCGAAATAATGGTGGTGTAATGAACCACGAAACGGTTGAGAGTATTTCAAAGCGTCGTAAACCATTTACCGTTGATTACACTGGATTCGGATGGCTCTTAATCAAGAACGGAGTCTTTGAGAATGATGAGATGAAGTATCCATGGTTTGCACCAAAGATGCAAGTCTTTGAGAGTGGTGAAGTACAAGACATGTGTGGCGAAGACGTATCGTTCTGTCTCGATGCAAAAGAGGCTGGTTTTGAGATCTGGTGTGATCCTCGCGTCAGAGTTGGTCACGAAAAATCAAGGGTAATCTGATACAATGAGAGAGAAGTACGACGTTTACATCGACGGCAAACTAGAGCACAAGAGTCTTTCTGAGGACGAGTACTTTGATCTTATGGAAGATTATGCCGAGGGGTTTTATAAAAACGGAACCATTGCCCCTGGTTCCATTACTTTTAAAATTATCGTTGAGGATTAAGTCTTATGGCAATGCGTAAAGGTGGCGGTTACATTGAGGGAGCGCCCAAAAAGTCTCGTCAAGGAAGCGGTCAGCATACTAAGTACGCTGCGACTTCTCGTAACAAAGCTCGTAAAAGGTATCGCGGGCAAGGAAAATAATATATACATTAATTAATGTAAAGTCACATGGCATGTTTGATTGCAAACCTTCCTTCAATGGAAGTATGGGTTCGTAAAGAATATCTTACGGATCATCAAAGTGGACATGGTGAATTTGTCAAGGGCGTCTGGGTTTCGGTTAAATCGATTCCTGGGCGTGCTTTTTATTTTGAGACATATTTACCAGAGTATGCGGCAATGTACGATAAATTGCCCATCAGTGCCTTTGTCTCAGACCCTGAGATCCCTTCACCCGACATGAGCCTACCCAACCTACAGTTTTGGAATTGTATGGACTACGGGGTTGTCTCGGTGGACAAGAAGTTTATTGGTTCGATGGATTTTGAGTGCTATACAAGAGATCATGGTAACGTAAAAGGTACTTATATTTGTACAATTGACAATTATCATCATGATCCAGATTATGTTGACTGGGCAACAAGCGAAAATCCTGCCGAACACAAGTCACATAACCTGATTGAACTTGAAAATGGACAGTATGCACTGTATCCGAACAATAGATTACGTATTTTTGACAACAGTTTGACACCTGTCGAACCAAAAATGCCCGATTTTAAGGTTTCGACTCAATATTATCAGGTTGAAAATGGAAATGATCGACTTGGAATGGGTCGTGAAGATGAATATTTCTGGAAAACGGCAAAAGAGCAAAAAATAAATACTGATGAGGGATAGAACCCCTATAAAAGTTCTGTTTTCTCGTAAAAACAGGAGCACCATGGGTAATTCACCAGTCGATAGGGACAGAGAGTACATGTACAAGATGTGGGGTACGAAAGATTTAATCACGGACTATTGGACAATGCCAAAAGAGTCTAATGATTGTGCAGAAGAGAATGGAGACCTTTGTATTCAGGAAGTATTCCGTGACAGTGCAAAAAAGATTGATAATGAGTCATAAATAACTGAAGACTATAGTCTTGTCCTGATGGCAATAACAAGGGTATCAAGATCATTTAAGGATATTAGTTTATCATTTGAACCACATCCAGTCACTAAAGATCTTGCTATTTTAAAAAATGAGCGGGCGATCATAAGATCTGTCCGCAATATTGTTGAAACCATACCAACAGAGAGGTATTTTAATTCATCTCTTGGTAGTGAAGTTAGATCATCATTATTTGATAATATTGACTTTGCTGTTGTTGGTATTATGAAAGATGATATTGTCAATTCGATTGAAAATTTTGAACCAAGAGTATCTAATGTTCAAGTGGATATTAATCCTGAGTTTGACAATAATTCCCTTGAAGTAACAGTTATTTTTGATATTATAGGGCAAGACTTACCCACACAAGAGTATACATTTATTTTAGAGGCAACGAGATAAAAAATGCCTTTTACAAATTACACCAACTTAGACTTTGATCAAATAAAAACATCGATCAAAGATTACTTAAGAGCAAATTCAAACTTTACTGATTTTGACTTTGAAGGATCAAACTTCTCAGTTCTAATCGATACGTTAGCATATAATACATATATCAATGCATTCAACTCTAACCTAGCGGTTAATGAAGTCTTTTTAGACTCTGCAACAATAAGAGAGAACATTGTTTCTCTGGCAAAGAATATTGGATATACTCCTAGATCAAGGAAAGCAGCTTCTGCTATTGTTTCATTTGATATACAAACAAGTAGTGAAACACCCACACTAACATTACAACCAGAACTAGTCTGTGTAGGATCAGTTGATAATAGTTCATATATCTTTTCTATTAGTGAAGAAGTGACTGCCACTGTTACCAATGGAGTGGCATCATTTTCAAATCTAACAGTTTATCAAGGAAGATATTTAAAGAGAACCTTCCAGGTTGACGGGTCCCTAGACCAGAGATTTATCTTACAGAACCCCTTTATCGATACAAGTACAATTAGGGTCTATGTGAAGTCTCCTGGATCAACTGGAGACGGTAAAAAGTATTCTATGGTAGATAACATTACTACTGTAGATAAAGACTCTGAGATATTCTTATTGCAAGAAGTCAAAGACGAGAAATATGAACTAATTTTTGGTGATGGAATATTTGGTAAGAAGTTGGAGACTAATTCTGAATTAGTTGTTCATTACATTGTCACTGATGGTAGAGATGGTAATGGAGCATCAGAGTTTTCATTCGCCGGAACCCTTCAAAATTCCAACGGAGCAACAATTGCGCCGACAAATGATGTAATTACCGTAACGACTATTCAAGCAGCTTCTGGAGGGTCTGAGATTGAAAGTGCAGATTCAATTAAATATTATGCTCCTAGATTATATTCATCACAGTATCGTGCCGTTACTGAAAATGATTATGAAGCACTAATTAAAACACATATCTATCCAAATGCAGAAATCATTTCTGTTGTTGGTGGTGAGGAATTAGACCCACCAGAATATGGATCTGTAATGATTTCTATCAAACCAAAGAATGGTTTATATATTTCAGATTTTGATAAGCAGCAAATTTTGTCTGGATTGAAGCAATATTCAGTTACAGGTATTAATCAAAGAATTGTTGATATTAAAGTTCTTTATATTGAGATTGAATCTTATGTTTATTATAATACATCTATGTCTTCTTCTGCAAGTACTCTACAAAGTAGGATTTTAAATTCTTTAACTACATTTGGAAATTCATTATATTCTACAAAGTATGGTGGAAGATTTAAGTATAGTAAAGCAATTAACTTAATTGACGAAACTGATACCTCAATCACATCAAATATAACCAAGATTACGCTTAGAAGAAATTTAAATTCCCTCTTAAATCAGTTTGCAGAGTATGAATTATGCTTTGGAAATCGTTTCCATGTAAATTCTGAAGGTAAGAATATAAAATCTACAGGATTTAAGGTTCCTGCAGTTGATCTTGGTACTAATGAATATGTTTATTTCACTGATATACCCAATCCAGATAAAAAAACTGGTGTTATTGCTGTTGTTAAACCATCAATAAATCCACAAGATCCTGCAAGAATAATTTTACAATCTGCGGGTGTAGTAGATTATGAGAAAGGGGAGATTAGATTGAATAGTATTAATATCATTGAAACTGAAAAACCAAATAGTGTCGTTGAAATTCAAGCTTATCCAGAGTCTAATGACATCATTGGTTTGAAAGATCTCTACCTGACAGTTGACACTTCAAAAAGTAAAATAAATATGGTTAAAGATGTTATTTCATCTGGCGAAAATACATCTGGTGTCTTATTCTCTACCAGTGATTATTATAAGTCCAGCTACTCCAACGGAAGTCTAACAAGAAATTAATATGATACAGACAAGTTTTGAAAATAAGGTTCAAATTCAGGACATAATCGACAATCAGATACCTGAATTTATTGCTTCTGAGAGCCCTAAATTCACAGAATTTTTAAAACAGTATTATATTTCGCAAGAAATACAGGGTGGAAATGTAGATATCGTTGAAAACTTGCCATATTATCTGAAATTAGATAATATGACACCAGAAGTTCTTAATAGTTCTTCTGAATTAACTCAAGATGTAACTACAGATGCAACAAAAGGTATTACATCTGAAATTTTTGTAACAACAACTGAAGGATTTCCTAAAAAGCATGGATTAATCCAAATTGATGAAGAAATTATCTCATATAAGTCCAAAACTTCCAATAGTTTTGTAGATTGTGTTAGAAATTTTAGTGGAATTGCCGAATATGGAAAATCTTTAAGTTTTTCTTCCACAAATATTGCTTCACACACTTCAGGAACTAAGGTTATTAACCTTAGTGTGCTATTTTTAGGCCAATTTTATCAAAAAATTAAGAATACCTTACTTACTGAGTTAGAATCTACCACTTTAAATGAAAATTTAAAAGTAAATACCTTCTTAAAGAACACTACATCACTTTACAAATCAAAAGGGAGCAAAGAATCTTTTAGAATTTTGTTTAATGCACTTTTCGGCATTGAACCAGAGGTTGTTGACCTCGAAAAATATGTGATTAAGTCTTCAAACTCAGATTTTCGTAGAAGAAGAGAGGTTTTATGTGAATTACTGACTTCTGGAGACCACACAAAGATCATTGGACAGCAACTAACAAAAACTAATGATACAAATGTCTTTGGATCTATTTCAGAAGTTGAAGTTTTAACAAGAGAAAATCGTTTATTATATAAAATTTTACTCTACGTTGGTTATGATGACTTTACTGCGACAAGTGAAGGTGAATTTTTGATTACACCTTCAACAAAACTGATTGATTCCATAAATTCTACTGATTTAACTTCAACACTTACTGTAGATTCTACTATCGGATTTCCAGAATCTGGCGTTGTTTATGCAAATGGTACAAAAATAACTTACACAGAAAAAACTATAAATCAATTTTTAAATTGTTACACTGAAGGTGATAACTATATTAATTTAAATATTCCAAAAGTAACAAATATTCACTCCGATGATACTTATTTTGCCTATGAAGATGGTGATACTTCCAAAAAACTAGAATTTAGACTTTTAGGATCAGTCAGAAATCTAAATTTGACTTATGGAAATCCAAATTATATTAGTCATGAAGGAGAAAAGATTATTGTAGATTCTCTTGGTATGGAGATTAAAAATACCAACAATAACAATCCTAAGCAGACTCTAGCAAATAGTTTTGTTTACAATACTAGTGTTAGGATTCCAATCATTATTGGCAATTTTGATGGTAGTACTGCAGAAACTCCTGTCACTTTAGATAAGAGTTTCTTAAAAACTGGTGATACTGTCGAATTTTTATCTAGAAATAGTGAGATTGTTCCTGAAGGGTATGGAGATGTAAAAATTACTGCCGTCACTGGAAATGAAATTATTTTTGGAAAAGGCCTTACAAGTTTAAATTCGGATGGAAAATATGATATTCGTAGAAAAGTAGAGTATGCATCAAGTACTTCTCTACCTTTAGCGTATGATAACCTAACGACAAATATCGTAAATTTATACGATGAGAATAGAGTAAATTTTTATGTAGCATCAAATTCTCTTCCATCATATACGATCAGTAAAGATATTATCAAGTCTACTGTTGATACTGTAGACTTGTCGTCTTTTAATCCACTAAAAGATGGATATTATAGATTAATTTTGAATAATCTAACATCTTTTATTGATGGTGATCAGATTACATACACTCATACTGGAGAACCCATCAATGGTCTAAAGAGTGGAAATTATTATGTAACAGTAGAAGATAAAAAATATGTAAAATTATATCGATCAAATTCATCTATAAGTATTGGTGATTTCATTTACTTTCCAACAAATTACTCTGGACCTATAGTACCAGAAGGAACGCATACTTTTACATTATCTTCTCAACAATCAAATGATAATAAAATTCATCCTTCAAAGAGTTTCAGAAAAATAAAATTAAATGATTTACTGACTGAGGGTGGTGGTACAGATAAAGTTGATGCCGGTTTTGTAGGAATGCTGGTAAATGGTGTCGATATTTTAAGTCCTATCACTCAAGATAAAATTTACTATGGACCTTTATCATCAGTTGATGTTTATAATGGTGGAAGTGGATATGATGTAATTAACCCACCCGAGTTAAGAATCAGTGGTGATGCAAAAATTCAACCTGTTGTTCAAGGAAAAATTGAAAAGGTTTTTGTTGATCCCATGGAGTTTGATGTAAATGAACCTATAAAGGTTACTATATCTGGTGGTAATGGAAGAAATGCTAGTTTGCAACCTCAAACAAAAGTAGTATCAAGGGAAGTACCTTTCAATGCAAGACCTCTTAATGATGGTGGTGGTATAGATGAAGATGATGATACAATTACATTCCTAACCGATCATAACTTTTATAATGGTCAGAAAATATATTACATTTCTGACAACATTAATAATCCAAAAATCGGAATTTCTACTTTTGGTGGAGCAAATCAAACTGATGGTACATACTTAGAAAATAATACTTCTTACTATGCTAAGGTAGTAAATTCATCAACTATTAGAATACATCCATCATTAAGTGACTATAGAGCTGGTATAAACACGGTAGGTTTATCTACTGAAGGTAATTTTGGTATTCATAAGTTTAGAACTGATGCAAGAAAGATTTTATCCAATATTGTAGTTGAAAATCCTGGAGAAGGATATACAAGCAGAAAACTAACACTTAATCAGTCCGGAATTTCTACAATTACAGATAGAATTGCATTTGTTAATCATGGATTTTCTGATGGAGAGTTGGTAAAATATGATTACGAAACTTCTCCTATTTCAGGACTTTCAACATCTAATCAATACTATATTCTAAAAGTAGATGATCATTCTTTTAGACTATGCGATGCCGGAATTGGCGGAACCGATACTTCATTTTATGATAGAGAAAAATATGTCTCTATTGCTTCTAGTGGTATCGGATACCAGTATTTTGATTATCCAGATATTTCTATTGATGTTTCATATATTGTAGATGGTGAAAGAACAGTTAGTCCTATTACTGCAACTCCTGTTATAAAGGGTTCTATCGTCGGTGCTTACTTGTACGAAAAAGGATCTAATTATGGATCTACTACATTAAATGTTGAAGAATCCCCTATTGTTGAAGTTGTTCAAGGAAGAGAGGCATCTTTTAGACCAATTATAACAGAAGGAAAAATTGAAAGAGTTGAAATAAATTATGGTGGATATGATTATAAATCTACACCAGATTTAAAAGTTATTAGTGATAAGGGTATCGGTGCAGAATTGAGAGCTATAATAAGTAATGGTTCAGTAGCATCTGTAAAAGTTATTGAAGGTGGACTTAATTATTCATATGAAGATATTGAAATTGTTCCTAGTTTTGATGGAAAAGATTTTGTAGCAGATATAAGTATTAGAAGTCTTATTGTAGACACTGCATACAAGTATGGTGTTCAATATGATAACTATAGAGATCCCTCATACGAATTACTTTATAAAAATAATAGAGAAGTTTTACAGTATGCGGTAACAGGATATTCAGATCTACTGAAATCGGAATTTAATGAAGATCCTAATGTACACTCTCCTATCATTGGGTGGGCTTATGACGGCAATCCAATCTATGGTCCTTTTGGATATGAGAATCCAGAAAAAATATCTACCATCAGATTAATAAAGTCTAGTTATGTAAAAGATACTGATAATGTTGAGAATAGACCTACAAACTCCGTATTTAATATAAGTGATCCAAATTCTTCATATTTTGTTGAAGATTATAAGTATGATGGATCTGGAGATTTAGATCGTTACAATGGCAGATGGTGTATTACTCCAGAATATCCAAATGGTGTATATGCATATTTTGCTACTGCAAGATTGAATACTGAGCAGCAATATGTTGGAACATTCCCATATTTTGTAGGATTGACATATAGAAGTCCTTTAATTAGAGAGAATGTTGATGCTTCACTGTCGCACTCTTTTGATTTTAATAATAGTGATCTTTTAAGAAATACATTCCCATACAAATCTAAGGATTTATATGCAACATATGATTTCTTCCCCATCAATAGAGCAACAATAAATCAAACTTCCGAAATTATAAGTGTAACTAAAGGAAGTATTGATCAGATAGGAATAACTTCTGCAGGAAAAAATTATCAAGTAGGTGATAAACTTAACTTTACAACTAACGGTACTGGAAATGGGTTATCTGTAAAGGTTGAATCTCTTGAAGGAAAACCAATAACATCAATTACAAATACAAGTCTAAAATATTCTAATTCTAATTTATATCCAAATGGAACTGATGGAAGTATATTCTACATTTTACCATCACACAATCTAAGACCAAATACTAAAGTTACTATTACCGGATTATCTACCGAGTTTGCAGAATTGAATGGTGATCATATTGCAAGTGTAGACCAATTTACAACAAGGGCAACAGATGAAATAGTGCAACGTGATTACAATGCATCTGCTGGTGTTTATCATCAAAGTAGAAGTGGTATCGTTACTGATATTAAATTAGATAGTCTTCCAACAAGAGTTTCAATTGGAAGTTCTATAAGACTTAAACCATTTGGTGGTGATGATGCTTATTATCAGCATTACACAATTCTAAATTCATTTAAAGAAGATAATATTATTAGATGTAGAAAAACTGGAGGGGTTGGATTATGTTCTGCTACTACTGAAATTGAATTTTTACCACATACTGTCAAGATAGATGCTTTACTCCCTGATAATGATTTAAAATTTAACTATAAGAGATATTTTAATCCACAACAATCTATTGGTATTGGAACATGGTCTGGAGTTAATAGTACAATTTCATTCCATATTGGAACAAGACGTATAACAAAAACTATACCAACTCGTTCATTATATATCCCCAATCATGGATTTAAGGATCGTGAAAAAGTTATAATGAGGAAAGCAAATAGTTCATCTGGAAACATTACTATTCAGATGAATGATAATCCTACAAGTACAAAAAATCTTCTTGCTGTAAATAACCAAGAAGTATTATATGTAATTAAAAAAACTGATGATATAATAGGTATTCAGACAAGCATTGATGCTGCTTCTACAACTGATGGTCTGATTTTTGCTAATGGTATTAATGCTGGGTCAAATAATTTTGAATACAGTCTTGAATCTGCAGTTGAGGAAGAAACTGCAATAATATACCAAAATAAGTCAACAGTATCTGTTTCTACAGTTCATGGATTAAAAGATAGAGATTTTGTTAAAATTGAAGTTGTTCCCGATATACAAACCGGTATTGGAAATAGTACTATTTTGAATACTGAATATATTTCAAAGTTTAAATCAATAAGTTTTAAAACATTTGTTGTATCGGCTGGTGATGTAAATTCTGATACTAACGAAATAACTATTGAAAATCACCTATTAAATGGAGGCGAAAGAGTTAGTTTTGTTGGATCTGATATTCCCTCTGGTATTGATAGTGAAACGGCTTATTATGTAAGTAAAGTTGATATTGATACTATTAAACTTTCAGAAACTTATAAAGAATCTATTTCAAAACCATCAACCACTATAAAATTTGTAGATTCTGGCAGCGGAAATCATGAGATTAAACTTTTGGATTCTAATATCAGTGCTATAAGAAATAATACTCTTTTCTTTGACGTATCAGATGCCTCTTTAGAGGGTTATAATATAAAATTCTATTATGATAATGAATGTAAAAATGAATTTGTATCTGGAATATCTACACAATTCCCGATAACAAGAGTTGGTGCTGTAGGTTTGGGAAGTACTGCAACTATATCATTAAAATATGACAATACAGTTCCAGATAATTTATATTATGCTCTAGTAGATGGTAATGATGAAAAAATAAACTATACTGAAAATAAACCAAAAATATTCAGCACAGTGAGTCATTATAATGGAGTATACGAAATAACTGATGTTGAAGATTTAAATTATAGCATTTACTTATCTAATACTCCAGAAAGACCATCATACTCTGATTCGGATTGTAGTGTAATTAAATATGATACCACCTCAAAGACTGCGAATGGATCTGTATCTAGTACAAAAATTGAAAGTGGTGGAATTAATTATAATGATCTGCCAGTATTTGAAGGCAGCGATTCTCAGGAGGGATCTGGACTATCCATTTTACCAAGATCTACAAGTATTGGTAAAATTATAAACAAAGTTGATTTAAATTCTGGATTTGAATATTCTGTTGATAGAACTATTTCACCTTCAACAAAAACATCATTAAATGCTAATATTAAAAATTCTCAAGTTTTAAAATCAATATCAATAGTTCAAGGTGGATCTGGATATCCTAATGCACCAAAATTGGTGGTTGTAGATACTGATACAGGTATAGAAATTGATCAGGGATTATTACTTCCAGTTATGTCTGGAAGTACACTAGGAAATTCAAATATTGAGGATGTTGAAATTCAAACTCCTTTAAATGGATTGCCTTCAACACCAGTAACCATCAGAGCAGTAGAAAATTCAAATGCAATTAGAATTGATAAAGTTACTCCTTCAATTTCGGACAGTAGACATTTTACTTGCTTACTAAAAACACCCATTCTTGGATATGGAAATGATCCATTCCAAGTTGGAGACGAAGTGTTCATTGAAAACATTGAATCTCTTACCGATACTGGTGTAGGTTTTAATTCAAAAGATCATGGATATGCCTTCTTTGAAGTTATTGATTATGTTGCAGATTCTAATCCTGGTGAAGTTACCTTGCAGATTCCAAAACTATATGGAAACCCAGGTGTTGCTGTTACTTTCCAAATTGATTCTTTTGCAGGCATTCTTAAAAAAGATAATTATCCTCTGTTTAGAGTTGAACAAGAACCTGGACTTTTCTTTGAAAATGAATCAATATCTATATTAGATCGTGATACTGGAATATATGTAAATAGTGATTTAAAAATAACTAAGTCTAATAAAAATTATGTTAAGTTATTGGGAGATTCAGATGTATTTGTTGGTGATACTGTAAAAGGACTTTCATCAGGCACTATTGCAGTAATTGATGCATTTGACTCTATAAGTGGACAATTTACTATTGAAGCATCAGCTATAAGAGATTATGGGTGGGTTGGAGAATCTGGAAAACTTAATTCTGATACTCAATTCATTGCTGATAATGATTATTATCAAAACTTATCATATACAATAAGAAGTGAAAAAACTTGGGATGAAATTAAAGAACCTGTAAATTCTACCGTACACCCAATCGGTACAAAGAACTTTGCAGATACTCAAATTACAGGAATCGCTACAGATGCTGGAGTAACTGATAATAGAGCGAAAGATAGCATTTTAGAAAACATTCAATCTTTCATCAGACAGAGTAGAGTTGATGTTATTAAAAACTTTGATAATGTATTGGATGAAGATCCTGTTAATGATACTTCTAAATTTATCAAGTTTAAAAATATACAACTATCAGATTTCTTTAGAGCAGAGACTAATAGAGTTTTAAATATAGACAATATTGCTGGTCAGTTCTCTAGTTCTGATGATGAATCCTTTGATTCTAAAATTATTGCTAAGAGTTTGCCTGAAAGAAGATCCTGTTATAAGTTTTTAGTGCAAACAAAATCCATAGATAATGAAACATATAATCATATACAATTTAATGAAGTTATTGCTCTTTATGATGGAAGTGCAAACGTATACTTTATATCCAAATCAAATCACTCGAATAAAGCAGTTAATTCAAAGCCTTCACATTATGCATCTTTAGAGATGTTTACTAATGATGTTGGACTTTTAAATTTACAATTTATTCCAGAAAATACTGCTGATTTTGATTATGAGATAAAGATACTTTCAAGTACAACTAGTTCTTCTGTTGATAATCAAGGTTCACAAAGTTTTGGTTCTGTTAATATTTTTGCAGACACTACTAATTTAGCAACTACAGATAAAGTAGTTCTAAACACATTTGATGCTTCCGAATATAATGTACTATTTACAGAAGCTCATATTGAAAATCTCACTTTTAATACAAGTGAGTATGTAGAAATGACTACAATATATGATGGTACAAATGTTATTGAAACAAAATATGATTTTGAATCTACTGAAGATGATATATCATCTCTGGTAGGTATTGGAACTTTGTCAGCTGAAAAGAGCGGTTCCAATCTTGAACTATATTTCCAGTCTTTAGATGGATCGTCTGTACGTGTAAATACAAAAACTTATGCTTTTGGAGATTATGCGGGCGGAACTAGTACTTACAGATACTTAACTAAAAATCAGTCTGCAGGATCTGAAAGAACTGCAATTATAGACAATTCAGTTATTTCTACTGGAACTGAAACTGGTTTTACCACAACAAGAACATATCCAAAAGATAATTTTTCTTCTATTAAATCTTTTGTTAGAGTTGCTGTTAATGATAAAATTGATTTTCATGAAATTATTAATTTACATGACGGTACTGATTCTTACATTGTCGAATCACCTGTAGTTTCTTCTGGAAGAAGTGACAACTATGATACAATTGGAGAATTTACATCAGTCATAAATGGTGCAAACTTAGAATTACGTTTTGAAAGAAATACTGAATATAGTAACTCTGATGTTCAAATTACTCAATTAGATTATAAGTTCTATAGTTTCTTAGATGAATTGAATAAACCACAACCATTGCAATATGGAAATCTCTTAGAAACTCAATCCGTAGCAAAATTCTTTGGTGTCAATTCTCCTAATATTGATAGAACTAATTTTAGATTGGAGTATGAACGTACTCCAATTTATGCCAAAACATTTGATCCTGCAGATTCGGATATATTAGATCCAGCAACTGGAACATTCAATATAGATAATCATTTCTTCAGCACTGGTGAAAGACTAATTTACACACCAGGATCCACGTTTATTGGTATTGGCAAACGTGCTATGAAGACTAGTTCTAATACTGATCTTCCAACTGAGGTTTATGCTATTAAAATTGATAATAATACATTCCAAATAGCATCAAGCACATCTAATGCAGAGACTCAAACTCAGATAACATTTAATCCATCAGATCTTGGTGAAGGTAATGCTCATATGCTTGAGATGTATGTGAAGAATGAAAAAACTTTGATTACAGTCAATGATTTAGCACAATATCCATTATTATACACTGGAATTACTCACAATCTTGATGTGAATGTTGGTGTTGCTGATAGTTTCTTTAGTTTAACTGGAATTTCATCACTAGGACCTCAAGATATTCTTAAGGTGAATGATGAATATATGAAAATTTCTAATGTTGGAATCGGTACTACATCTAAAGGCCCAATATTATATTTCAGTGGTGATAAAAATATCGTTTCTGTTGAAAGAGGTGTTGTTGGTAGTGCAGCAACAACACATACTCTTGGCGATGTTGCATACTTATATAGAGGTTCTTACAATATTGTTGGTGATGAATTACATTTCACGAATCCTCCAAGAGGAAATATTGGTGACTTAGCATCTAAGGATGAAAGAAATCTTTTAAGAGCAAGAGCAACTTTCCAAGGAAGAACCTTTTTAAGAAAAGATTATAGTACTAATGATATTTACGATGATTTTTCAGATGATTTTGATGGCAAAACCACTTCATTTGAATTAAAAACATTAGGAGTTAGTACAGTTGGATTGGGAACTACATCAGGTAATGGAATGCTATTTTTAAATGGTATTCTACAAACTCCCGAAACAGAAAATGTTACAGACTTTAATTTTAAACTTTCTTCTAATGATTCTCTTGGAATAACTACGATAACATTTACCGGCGTTACAACATCAAATGGAAAAACTCAAATTTCAGAATCTGATGTTAACCAAAACCAATTACCTAGAGGTGGAATTATTGTTTCTCTTGGATCTAGTGCTGGTCTAGGTTTTGCTCCTTTAGTTGGTGCTAAAGTTAGATTAGAGAAAGATTCTCTTGGTGGGATTCAAAATGTAGTTAGCGTTGGAGGAACTAGTGGAGATACTGTTGCAATTACAACGGCAAAATATGATAATGAAAATGGAACTTTGACAATTGTGAGTACAGAGTCAGAAATCTATAAACTGGTACAACCAAAAGTTAATCATGTTAGACTTGTTGGATTATCATTTACATGCAATTCTGGAAATGGTACAGTCATTTCATTCCCACAACTTGATGATGACAAACCACGCGACATTATTGGTATAGGAGCAACTACAGTAACTGTTGACGTTGGAATATCCACATTAGAACATTATTATGTTGGATATGGTACGGTTTATCCTTGGTATTCTGATTTAACTGAAGGTTCTGGATACAGAAGTCCAGTATCGGTATCTTTAAGAGACGCTGCTGAAGATTACGAGCACAAATTTGTGAGAACTAATGATGAATCTGTAGGTGTTCAGGGTAGTAGTGTTACTTTTACACCAACGTTTGCAACTTATGAACCTACGACTGGTGTCATGGTTCTTACTATGGAAAATCATGGTCTGACTGATAGTGATTTTGTAACACTAACAACTGGTTCAATATACTTCACATGCTCTTCAGATTCTCATGTAAGAGAAATTGGATATCCAAGAGCAACTGATCCTGCCGCAGGCATTGCAACCGCTATTACCTCATATACAAGTGACACTATTTCTGTAAATGTAGGATCTATGGTGGGTTCTGGCGGTGAAATTGACGTGACTGTTGGTGCTGGTGGAACTTTAGGATTTACAGTTTCTTCTGCAGGTTCTAATTATACACAACCAATATTAGATATTGATGATCCATCTTATGGCAATCTTGAGGTTATTGGTGTTTCACGACTTGGAGTGGGTCAGACTACTGAAGTTGGTGTAAATATGCGAGTAAGTGTAGATGTTGGCCCCGCATTGAACAGGGTAGGTGTTGGATCTACATTATTTGAAGTTTCAAAATTTGAAGTTTCTAGGGAGGGTTATGGATTCCAAAATGGAGATGTACTTACTGTAGTTGGTCTAGTAACCGATAAGAGTCTATCTGAACCACTCGAAAAGTTCCAATTATATGTTCTTGATACTTATAAAGACTCTGTTGCTGCATGGCAATTTGGAGAATTGAACAGAATTGATGATCTTAAACCATATCAAAATGGTAAGAGATTGCAGTATCCCCTATATTATCAAACTGAGTTGCTTTCTTTCCAAAAAGATACTGAAAATTCAGACTCTTTAGATATTGATTTTAACAGTCTATTAGTAATTTTTGTTAATGGAATACTTCAAAAACCTGGATATGCTTATGAGTTTAATGGTGGGTCATCATTTAGATTCACTACAGCACCAAAACCAAATGATGATGTTAAAGTATTCTTCTATGTTGGAACTAGAGGTGAGGACTCTAGTAGAATTGATGTGAATGAAACAATCAAAGTTGGTGATATTCTAAAAATTAATAAGATTGATGATAATACTCTTGCTCAAGATCCAAGAATGGTATTTGATATTGTTGCTTCAGATATTGTTGAAACTAGTCTGTATACTGGTGATGGTATTAATGATAATGTATACAAACCTGTAGATTGGATAAAACAGAGAGAGGATGTAATTATTAATGAAATAACTTATTCAAAATCTAGACAAGCAGTTGAACCACAAATTTATCCAACTGCTAAAATTATATCAGATTTAAATACTACAGATACTGTACTATATGTTGATAATGCAAATTTATTTAATTATGAAGAAAAGGCTTCATCTAAACCAATTGATATTGATTTAATTCCATATCAAATTAATAATAAAGTTGGAGTTATTACAGCAACAGTTTCTGCTGCAGGAACTATTTCTCAATTGAATATTGTAGATGCTGGTATTGGATATACTTCTGCAGCAAGAGTTAAGATTTCAAATCCAATAATTGGTATTGGAGATGATAGATCTTGGTACTCTGTTGGAATTGGTACTCCAGACACATATTCTGCAACAACTACAGGGTCTGTTGGAATTAATTCAAATCAAATTCTGGTCGAAAATTATAATAATATTAACATTGGAGATTCTGTTAATTCCATAACTAAGGATTTGATTCTTTCAGGTACAACAGTATTAGAAATTTCTAATCCCGGTGGGAATGTTGGATTGGTAACGATTTCAAAATTATCGACAAATACAACTGAAATTGAAACTACATTTAACTTTGGGACATTATCAAGAGGTTCTGTTGGTGTTGGAAGCACTGCAACAGCAACAGTTACAATAACTGATGGAGTAATAACTTCTGCTGATATTGTAAATCCAGGTTCTGGATATACATCCACAAATCCACCTCAAGTTGTAGTAGATTTTCCAGAATATAATGAGGAAAGAATTACTAATGCTGATGTAGTTGTTGGACTCTATGGAAATATTCTTGGTATTGGTACGACTCCAGGTATTGGTGGTGCAGAACTTGCTTTATCATTCCAATTAAGAGAAACTACCAAAAATCAAGGTGACTACAGTGATATAAGTGTTGGCCAACCAATTTATATTTACGGAACCTCAATAGGTGAGGGAATTACATCCATCGATTTTAATGATACTGATACAGTTGGTATTGGAACTACTGCATTAGATTGTGTATATAAAGTTCAATATATTGATACTAACACAGGTATAATAACCTGTAATATCTTAAGCACTACCAATATAAGTGGCGATCTTGTGGATGGAATTACAGGAACAGCATTATCTCCCGTTGGTAAGTTTTCCTTCGGAAAAATTAGTGGATTTAGTAGAGGATCTAATCCAGTATCGTTTGCAGTAACTAGTTACACTGTATCTGGTCTTGGGACATATGGATTAGTGAAGAGAAAAGGATCCAATAATGGATTGAGAAAGACTGGTGCTTTAATTAGCAGATCATCGTAATAACAAGTATAAATAGTAAAAAAATGGTTTAAAATGTCTGCGTTTGTCACAGATCAATTTAGAATATTGACTACAAATACATTTGTAGATTCTATAACTAATGAGACTGATTTCTACTATATGTTTGTTGGGTTGGCAAATCCAGCAACTGCAGGATATGGTAGAAATACTAATTGGGATGATGGATCAACTGCGAATTCATCCTTACCAAATCCTATAGATAACTTTGATTATCTGAGTCATTATGGATCTACAATTCTTTATGGAAAAAGAATAATTCCTCAGAATGTTAGGCGTTGTATCCGAAAAATTGAATGGAAACAAGGTAGAACATATGATATGTATCGTCATGATTATAGTGTAAATAATCCAACGGTAGTTACGGATAGAAATAGGTTATATGATTCTAATTATTATGTTATAAATGAAAGCTTCCAGGTTTACGTTTGTATTAGTAATGGATCTAGTGGAATTAATACTAGCGGAAATGAGTCACAACATGAACCAACATTTACCGATTTAGAACCATCGGCTGCAGGAACGTCTGATGGATATCTTTGGAAATATTTGTTTACAGTTCCTCCTAGCGATATTATCAAGTTTGATTCTACTGAATTTATCTCATTACCAAATGAGTGGAGTACTTCTACCTCAACTCAAATTGCAAATATTAGGAATAATGGTGACTCTACCTTAAATAATAATCAAATAAAATTTGTTTATATTGAAAATAGAGGTGAGGGTGGATATAGATCTGGTGAGGTAGATATTTATGGTGATGGTAGTGGTGCAAGAGTCTTTATTGAGGTGAATGAAAATAACCAGATTACTAAAACTACAGTAACTTCTGGAGGATCTGGATATACCTATGCAGTTGTAGATTTAAGTTCTCTTCAGTTACAACAAACCTATGCAGTTCCTGCAAAATTAGTTCCAATTATCCCACCATCTAGAGGTCATGGATATGATATCTATAGAGAATTAGGTGCAGACAAAGTTCTTGTATATAATAGATTTGATGATTCTACTAAAGACTTTCCAATAGATAGCAAATTTGCTCAGATTGGTATTTTAAAGAATCCAACTAAATTTATATCTACAGATTCTTACACAGCGTCTACTTTTACAGGAACTTATTCATTAAAACTTAATTCAGTAAGTGGAGATCCTATTATTGGTGAAAGGATTACCCAATCCGTAACAGGTGGAACCGCAAGAGGCTACGTTGCATCATATGATAAAACAACAAAAATTTTAAAATATTTCCAAGATAGATCATTATATTATAATGAAACAACTTACGATTTGACAGATAGTTCCAATGTTGGTGCTAGATCGCAATCTGCCCCATTAAGATTCAGTGGAACTAATAATATAACTGGTGATGATAGTAACTTTACTGGAACAATTAATACCAATTTTACAGGTATTACTACCACGGTAAACAATACTTTGATAAATCTAGACGTTAATATTACAAATGGTCTTGCTAATCCTGAAATAAATAAAACATCTGGCGATATTATTTTTATTGATAACAGACCCTTGGTAACAAGGAACTCTAGACAAAAAGAAGATATCAAAATTATTCTAGAATTTTAAAAAATGGCACAAAAAACAAACTTTAACATCAATCCTTATTTTGATGATTTTGATGCTGAAAAGAATTTTTATAAGGTTCTTTTTAATCCTGGTAGACCTATTCAGTCTAGAGAATTAAATACGATTCAATCGATTTTACAAAATCAAATTGAATCTTTTGGCAGTCATGTATTTAAAGAAGGATCTAAAGTTATACCCGGAAGCATACATTATGACTCCGCTTATAGTGCCGTTAAAGTAAATCCAACATCATTTGGAATTGAAATTTCACAATACATTGATAAATTTATTGGTAAGAGAATTCAGGGACAGGCTTCTGGATTGCGTGCCGTTATTAAAAATGTTGTACTTCCAAATAACGATATTTCGGATATCACACTCTATGTAAAGTATCTAGAGTCTGGTGATACTCTTTCTGGTGGAACTTTTATAGATGGAGAGTCTCTACTCTCAACTGAAGATATTTCTTATGGTATTAATAATGTAATTATTACTGCAGGATCACCATTTGCATCATTACTTTCAAGTGATGCAACTGCAACAGGATCTGCAGTATCTATTGATAATGGCATTTACTTCATTAGAGGTAGTTTTGTATCTGTTTTAAAACAAACATTAATTCTTGATTACTATTCAAAGTTTCCTTCATATAGAGTTGGATTAAATGTCAATGAAAAGATTGTAACTGCAAAATCTGACAAATCTCTTTATGATAATGCAAAAGGATTTAATAATTTTTCATCACCTGGAGCAGATAGATTTCAAATTGAACTCACTCTAACAAAAAAACCGCTTGGAGAATACAACGATACTAATTTCGTAGAGTTACTTAGAGTTAGAGGCGGTGTTTTAGAAAAAATTCAAGAAGTAGATAGTAATTATAATAAGATTAGAGATTATCTTGCGAAAAGAACACATGATGAGTCTGGAAACTATACTGTAGAACCATTTGATATTTCTGTAAATAATTCATTAAATGATTATGTAGGAAATAATGGAAAATACTTTGAAGGTGATACAACATCAATGGGGAATGATCCATCTGATGACATGATGTGTGTAACACTAGGTCCTGGAAAGGCCTATGTTAAAGGATATGATATTACTAAGACTATTAGTACAGTAATAGATGTTCCAAAAACAAGAGACACTGCAACTATTGATGATATTCTAGTCCCATTTGATATGGGAAATATTCTTAGAGTAAATAATGTTTATGGATCTCCTACATTAAAAAATACTGTAACTTTTTACGATCGTAGAAGAGGTTCTAACTCAGCTCCAACAGCTGGAAGTGAATCTATTGGAGATGCAAAAGTTTATACCTTTAAAGTATCCGATAGTGCTTATAGTAATAATACAACTCCTTGGGATATATTTTTATATGATATAAATTTCTATACAGAGTTTACATTAGGTGCATCATTATCCTCTAGTCAAATAAAAGGAGGATCTAGAGTTGTTGGACAGAGTAGTGGTGCTATTGGATATGCAATTTCTGATGGCGATGGAACAACTACTTTAAAAATTAGAGTAGATTCTGGAAGATTTGTACAGAATGAAGTTATTCATATTGATGGTGTCTCAGAGAATAAAAGAAGTATTAAATCTTTAAGAGTATTTACTATTGCAGATTTAAAATCTGTTTATGATAGTAGTGGAACTACAAATTTCTTTGCAGATTCAATTCTCGATAAAGTTGTCCCTCCCGGATATAGTTTTGGCGATACTGTAAGTATTGTGAGAGTTGATGATACCGAAGCGACTTTAAAATCTACAAAAGGATTTACCGGTATTTCTTCAGATACTATTGTAAGATATAATATTCCTGGAGAAACTGAGGAAATTTTTAATCGTGTTAGCGCAGTAAATGAGTTTACCCTAACATTAGTTCCTACTGATATTACTGCTGGTGTTAATTTAGGTAGAGTTCCATCTGGTACAGATGGTAATAGTGGAACTATTGAATCTGTAAATTTTAGAATTGGTTCTTCTTCAATCAAATTCCCAGAAAGAAGTTATCTATATTCTTTACTACCAAATAGTAATTTAGCTTCTGTTGATCTTGAAGGATCTCAACTAACATTTACATCACAAGCAATTACAAATACCACTGTTAGTGGCAATACATTGTCAATATCAACTACTGATTTTACATTACCAGGAAATTCTGGAAACATAAAATTTGATACCTTTGATCCTGAAAAGTATTCAATTATTTACGCCGATGGTACTATACAAAGATTAGTAGATGGTCAAGTAATATTTTCAAATAATTTTACGACTGCAACATTTAACAATATTGCAAATAAAACTTTATATGCAATTAATGCTACATTCATAAAAAGTGGTATTCAAAGTAAAACCAAAGTATACAAACAAAGTGAAACATTAGACGTAAGTTTATCTAAGTATGAGAGATCTGGAACAGATGCCAGTTCATCAAATAATGATGGTCTAACTTATAATCGTTTCTATGGATTAAGAGTTCAGGATGAAGAAATTTGTTTGCGTTATCCTGATGTAGTAAGGGTAGTTGCAGTTTATGAAGCAATTGATTCTGATGTTACTTTTGACACTCTAAATTTCTCTTCACTTTATAGTGTGGGTGATAATATTTTAGTTGGAGAAAGGGTAAGGGGTTTATCTAGTAATGCTGTTGCACAAGTTGTAGATAAAACAACTAATGGTGCAAGAATAGTTCATTTAAATACTGAAAAATTCCAATTGAATGAAGAAGTTATTTTTGAAACAAGTGATCTTAAGGCGGTAATAGAATCTACTACACCAGGATCATATAAAGATATAACATCTTCTTTCAATTTGGAAAAAGGACATAAAGATGAATATTATGATTATTCTCGTTTAGTAAGAGTTAAAGGTCAACCAGAACCATCTAGAAAACTAAAGGTAGTATTTGATCGCTATCACTTAGATGATAGTGATGTTGGAGATGTTTATACTGTATCGAGTTATATTTCTGGAGATTATGGAACAACAATACCAAATGTAGGAAAATTTGGTGTTAGGGCATCCGACATTTTAGATTTTAGACCAAGAGTTACTTATTTTAGCGGATCAACTACTTCGCCGTTCTCCGAGAATGGCAGACTTTTTGGATCTACACCAAAGGTAATTATTACACCCAATCAAGCGTCTATTATTAGTTATGATGTTTATCTTCCTAGGATTGATAAACTTTTCTTAGATCCTTCAGGAGCTTTTGCTATTGAGCAAGGAGTTCCATCTTTAGAACCAAAACAACCCAAGAAAAATACTGATGTTTTGGAATTAGCTTCAATGGTAATTCCAGCGTATGTATATGACACATCTGATATTAGAATTGATACAATTGATAATAGAAGATATACTATGAGAGATATCGGTTCTCTCGAAACTAGAATTAGTAACTTAGAAGAAGTAACTTCACTATCTTTGCTAGAAGTTAATACACAAACACTTCAAATAAGAGATGCTGATGGATTAGATAGATTTAAAACTGGATTTTTTGCAGATTCATTCTCAAATTCATCTTTAATCAATCAAACTTTTTCTAGGTGTGAGGTTGACCTACTAGCAGGTGAGTTAACTCCCGTTAGATCTCAAAATGTAATTCCCTATAAAATTTTAACAAAAGAAAATATATCTTCAGAAACATTTGATTCATCAAAAAATTATGAATTACTTGATAGTAGAGTTAAAAAGTCTGGTCAAGTAGTAACATTAGACTATAATTCTGTAGATTGGCATGAACAAGTTTTAGCTACTAGATCTGAAAATGTAAATCCTTTCCACGTTATTCAATATGTTGGAGATATTCGTTTAAATCCATTTAGAGATATATGGGTTAGAACTGTACAACTTTCTGATAATACTATCAGACATACATTATCTTTAAACTTAGAATCTAATATTGATACACAAAGAACTAATTTACACAATGCTGGTGGAGCAACTGCGGGAGATCAGGGATTAGGTGAAAATCAATTCAGGGATACATTCTTGAATTTGAATATGGCAACTACGAGTATTGATACTCAAACTACAACATCATCAGATCGAGATATAGCATCTTCAATAGAAAGAACATTCGTTGATAGTAAAAAAGATCTCTTTATGAGATCTAGAAATACACAATTCTCTTCATCCAATTTAAAAGCATTTACAAGATATTATCCATTCTTAGATGGATTTGGCAATATTGATATTACACCAAAACTAGTTGAAGTAACAAAAGACATTCTACTAACAGATAATGGAACCAATGGTGTTTTTGAAGTAGGAGAAAGGATTCAAGTCTGGAATGACGGCAATTTCATCATGTCCTTCAGGCTTGCAGCATCTAATCATAAGTCCGGACCTTATGATGATCCAATTTTAACTTATGACGTTAATCCATACAATAAGAATGAGGTTGTACCTTCTGGATATAACCAATCATCAACTATTTTAAATATTGATACATTGTCATTATCTGATGATGGTAATGGCGAACTTTATGGAGGTTATCTAGTAAAACGTGCATTATTAATTGGAGAAAGTAGTCAGTCTACTGCTTATGTCAAAGATATTAGATTAGTATCAGATAATTATGGAGATATTATTGGTACATTCTTTATTAGAGATCCTAATGCTGTACCAGCACCACCACTAAGAGTTTCTACCGGATCTAAGACATTCAAACTCTCTTCTAGTCCTCAAAATTCTGATGGAGTTGTTGGTTCTAATGAAATTTCATCTGCAGAAGCTACTTATGTCTCAGAAGGCACAGTAAATTCTTTCCAAAATACAATTAGAATTACTGACTTAAGTGCAAACTTAACCACTAATAATAATATTAGAACTCAAACACTAACTGCAACAAGGGGAGAATCTATAGGAACTATTGACACCCCAACTCCAATTCAAAATTTCATCACACAAGAATTTAACACTACTAATGTAACTAATGTAACTAATATAACTAGAGTTACTAATAATATTAATCAAATTACCGAGCAACAAAGGTATAGAGATCCTCTGGCACAAACCTTTATTGTTGGTAATACTAGAACACTCAATTCTTTACCAGATGGTAATGGAAATGATGAGAAAGGAGCTTTCTTAACTGGATTAGATTTATATTTCCAAACAGTAGATCCTGGCAATGCTCCAGTTACAATTCAAATTAGAACAACTGAATTTGGTACTCCAACACTAACTGTTATTGGAGATCCCGTAACACTTAGACCAACTGATAGAGTAAACGGAACTACTACCATCCTTAGAGACAATGTATCTACAGATGGAACTGTAGCAACACATATTGATTTCCCATATCCAATATTCTTACCACCAAATGATGAATATGCTATTGTTTTATTAGCACCTGAGAGCGATGAGTATAGAGTCTTTACTGCTAGAATGGGAGAAAAGACTTTAAACACTAGTACTCTTCCTGATGTTGAAAGTGTTAGATATACACGTCAGTTTGCAATTGGAAGTTTATTCAAGTCTCAAAATGGATCTACTTGGACTGCTGATCAATATGAAGATCTTAAGTTTAAGTTATATAAGGCAGAATTTACCGAATCAGAAGGTATCTTATATCTTGGAAATGCCGATCTTTCAAGATCAAATTCTTACGAAAGAAATTTGACTCCAAATCCATTAACAATTCTTCCAAGAAAACTTAAAGTAGGCATTGATACAATTACAGATGCTGGTTTAATATCAACATTATCTCCTGGAAGAAAGATTGGTGAAGCAGGTAGTGGTGCCAAATCTTTTGTAAGTGGTATTGTTGAATCTCGTGGAAGTCAAGCAAGTGGTGTTGGTATTGACACTGGAGGTTCTGGATACTCTGGATCATCTACAAATGTAAGCACATTTAACATTACTGGAAATGGATCTGGATTGACTGTAGATCTCAGTGTTACTAGTGGTACCGTTACTGGAGCTACCGTAAATTCTGTGGGGAGAGGATATCAAATTGGTGATGTAGTTGGAATTACGACTTCAGGAACTGGTTCTCTAAGTGGTAATGGAGCAAGACTGTCTGTCACTGCAGATGGAAATAGTATTGATACTCTATACATAACTCAAGCACCCCAATCATTTACTGTCGGAAAAAATCTTGCTTATTATGATGGAGGATCTTCTATTGGTCTGGGACTTACTAATATCGTTAGTAGTGCCACATACGATGGATACTATACTGGTGATTACATGAAGGTTAATCATTTTGATCATGGAATGAATTCTTCAAATAATGTCCTTAAGATTTCTGGTGTAACTCCCGATACTTCTGTTGTTAAAATGACTTCAGATTTAAGCAGAACTGCACAAGCAATCAGTATCGACTCAAATGATATATCCAAATTTGAAACTTTTGAAGGTCAAGCAGTAAGTTCTACAAATCCTGGATACTTAGTTATTAACAATGAACTTGTTACTTATACAAGTGCAACAGGATCTGAAATTGGTGGTGTAACTAGAGGAACAGGAGGTACAGTTGCTGTTGCACATGCTAGTGGATCTTCAATACAAAAATATGAAGTTGGTGGAGTATCATTGAGAAGAATTAACACTATACATGATATTGCAGATACTGGACTTGATTTAGATTCTTACTATATCAAAGTTCCCTCAGGAGCAACTAATAGGGAAGGAGATGATGTTGGATTATCTAGATCTATAGATAGTGCAACCTATGGTCAAATACTATCTTTCAATTCCGAAACATCTGTTGGAGGTGGCAATATATTCATTAGTGAGAATGTAATATATGACACTGTAAATCCATTGATTTCTGCTATAATACCAGGAGCATCTGCTCAAGTAACAGCACAAGTTAGAACTATTACCGCTACTAGTGTGAGTGGATCTGAAGTATCATTCGTAGATCAACCTTATACTGATGTTGTTCTGAATCGTCCAAATAATCTGAATTCATTACGGATGATTGCATCTAAACCAAATGCAGATGAATTTTTGACAGACATTCCTAGAAATAGATCTAGTATTCTTGGATTAAGACTTGCTACCGCTGACTATAAATTATCTCCAATGGTATTCATAGATAATATCTCTGCTGAGTACTCTAAGCATAGAATTAATAATCCAATTAGTGATTATGTTCAAGATAATAGAACTGCCTCTATATCAGATGATCCACATGAAGCAATGTATATTTCTAAAACTGTAAGATTACAACAACCTTCAAATACACTAAGAGTTTTAGTAAATGCGAACAGAAGTGAGTCTGCTGATTTTAGAGTTATGTATTCTCTAATTAGACCTGAAGTTAGATCTGCATCTCCTAATTTTGAAATGTTCCCAGGTTATGATAACTTGGGTGTAGATTTAGACACTGATGGATATCTAGATGTCTTAGATCCTTCTAAGAATAGTGGATTACCTGATGTATATACTCCAAGTACTACAGAAAATCAGTTTTTACAGCATGAGTACACTGCAGCTAATGTTGGTCCATTTATAGGATTCACCATTAAAATTGTAATGTCCTCAACTGAAATGAATAGGTATCCTAGATTCCAAGACATTCGCGCAATCGCTTTAGCATAATGAAATTAGTAAGAGTAGAAGGTTCTCCACACCTTTACAGAGATGTGGAGACTGGTGCAATCATCAATAAAGATAACAGTGGTTATCAACAGTATATTAACGGATCACAAAACAGAATTAATACCAGAAAAGAAATTGAAAATCTTAAAAATGATGTGAGTGAAATCAAATCTCTACTAAAGGAGTTAATCAATGAATCCAGATGAAATAAAACTAGGCAATTTATCTAAAAGTTTTGAATATCAAAAACTTTCCAATCAAATAGATGATGTAGAGTGTATAGAAACTTTAAGACAAGTTGCAAAATCTTATGCAAAGTTGTATCTTAAACAACAAGAAGTTATGTCTTCTATATAATCATAAATAGTAAAAGGAATTGTAATAAAGGTAGATGGCTGCACCATTTTCACTGAATTTATCAATTAATACGTCAACGTCTTTTTCACAAACTCTTGGTTTGACTGCTGATGATGGTGGACCTCTAGATTTATCTGATTATACGTATGCATCACAGATAAGAAAGCATGCTGATAGTAATACTGCTGTCAGTTTTGCTACTACTGCAGTAACTCCAACTAGTGGAGAACTTACATTATCTTTAACTCCTTCTGATACTTCATCTTTAAAACCTGGAAGATACGTTTATGATGTTGTTTTGACAAAAATAGAAGATAGTTCAAAAACCAGAGTTTTGCAAGGATCAGTAATAGTTTCAAAGACTGTAACAAGAGAATAAACTATGGCAAAACCATCAACCAGGCAAGGATTAATAGATTATTGTTTAAGAAGACTTGGATATCCCGTCTTAGAAATAAATGTAGATGATGATCAACTAGATGATTTAGTTGATGACGCTATTCAGTTTTTTAATGAGCGTCATTTTGATGGTGTTGAAAGAATGTACCTTAAGTATAAGATATCTCAAGATGATATTGATAGAGGCAGAGGTGTAACGACTGCTGGAGGCACGACAGTAGGAGGTACATCTGGAGTTGGTATTGTAACAACCACGGGAACTTCTACAAATGTGTCTGGTCTTGGTACAGTAACATCCAATTTTTACGAAAATTCTAATTTTATTCAAGTACCAGAATCTGTAATTGGTGTTGAAAGAATATTTAAATTTGACACTAGTTCTATTTCTGGTGGAATGTTTAGTATTAAATATCAACTATTTTTGAATGATTTATATTATTTTAACTCTGTAGAGTTACTTCAGTATTCTATGACTAAGAGATATCTTGAAGATATCGATCATATGTTGACTACTGATAAGCAAGTACGATTTAATAAAAGGCAAGATAGATTATATTTGGATATTGATTGGGGATCACAGCAAGTAGACGATTTTATTGTTTTAGATTGTTATAGAGCACTAGATCCAGCATCATTTACACAAATATATAATGATAGTTTTATTAAAAAATATTTGACTGCTCTAATTAAAAGACAATGGGGACAAAATCTATTGAAATTTAGAGGAGTTAAGCTTCCTGGTGGTGTTGAATTAAATGGAAGAGAAATATATGATGATGCGGAAAGAGAGTTAACTGCTCTACAACAAAAAATGGCATCAGAATACGAACTACCACCATATGACTTTATAGGTTAATTATGGCATTAAATCCGTTCTTCCTGCACGGTTCAGAATCTGAGCAGAGACTTATCCAAGAGTTAATTAATGAGCAACTTTCCATGTATGGTATGGAAGTTGCTTACATGCCTCAAAGAATGATAAGGAGAGAAACTGTAATAGAAGAAGTTTCTTCTGCCAGATTTACAGAAAAGTATATGATTGAGGCATACTTAAGTAACTATGAGGGTTACAGTGGAAGTGGAGATATACTAAGTAAATTTGGAATGCAATTAAAGGATGAGGTTACTTTAATTATTTCCAAAGAACGATTTGAAGATTTTATCTCACCTTTCTTAGAGAATATTCCAGATGATGAAAATACTACATCTTTAAGGCCAAGAGAAGGTGATTTAATTTATTTTCCTCTAGGTCAGAGATTATTTGAAATTAAGTTCGTTGAGCATGAGCAACCCTTCTATCAGTTAGGGAAAACATATGTTTATGAACTTAAGTGTGAACTATTTGAATATAGTGATAGTGCAATTGTTGCCACATCTGATAATGCTATAGATAGTTCTCTTCAAGACTATGGATATATCAAGACTCTTACATTATTTGCATCTGGTGCCAGAGCACTTGCATCAGCAGCAATATCTAGTCTTGCAGGATATGTTAGAAAAATTACATTAACAAATGATGGTTATGGATATACTACAGTTCCTACAGTAACTATTGATAGTCCTCCCTCTTCTGTTGGAGCTGCAGCAACTGTAACTGTAGACAATGTAGGAAAAGTTACAGGCACCACAATTACAAATGGTGGATATTATCCTGGTTACTTAACTACACCAAATGTCACTTTTTCTAATCCCACTGGTGGAGGAAATGAAACTACAATAGTCAAGTTTGGGTCTAGGTCTTATGATGGTGGTGAGCAATATTTAGCTGGAACAACAATTTCAACTCTTGGTGTTACAGATAGAGAACCTGGGGCAATAGAATTTTGGTTCTATCTTACAAGATTTCCAGATGATGGACAGCAATGGACTATTGCTAAATGGGGAACTAATGATGAAGGAAACAGTAAATATGAGTTAACAGTCCAAAAAAATAATGGACGTAATGACATATTCTACTATAGACCAAATGATGATACTATTGCAACTAGAGATGCAATAACAGTTGCTGCAGATATTAGTGATAATGAATTAAATCGTTGGAATTGGATTAGATTAGCACAAGACGATAGTGGATCTAATAGAATTTCAACTCATTTTATGGGAAGTTCTGGTACGTTTGCTTCAGTATATAACTCTAGCGAATTTATAACAACATTCATGAATGATGATGGATTTGTATTAAATCCAGATGGTTCTTTCCCTGCCAGAACAATATTTTTAGATGAGTTGAGATATAGTAGCGATGGTTCAAATACACAACCAACTTTACCAACTTCTACAAGCAAGAATCAACCAAATACCATACTTTTTCAAGATGCTGAAAGAGATCCAGCAACCGGAACTGTAGTATTTAATGATGATAATGTTGTCACAGGAATAACTCTCACAAGTTCTGGACAAAATTATACAGAAGCACCTACAGTGACAATTGATCCTCCAGCAGCAGTTGTTCAGGCAACCGCTGTTGCCATAACATCTTGCATTGGCGGATTCTGTTCCGTAAAAGAAATTTATATTACAAATCCAGGTGCTGGTTATACTACTGTTCCCAATGTTACAATTGCTGGAGCAACTGGTGTTGGAGCAACTGCAAGTGTTGTAATAAATACTACTTATGCAGGCATTGGTTCAATTGGAATTACTAGTGAGGGGTCTGGATATAACTTTGACCCCTCAGTAACATTCTCACTTCCAACTGCTGTTGGTGCTGGTACTACAGTAGCAACTGGAAAAGTTAATGTTTCTGCAGCAGGTACAGTTACTTCCGTCTATTTTACAGATGCTGGTATTGGATATACTGTTTCTCCAACATTAG